AACCTAGAAAAAATTCTCGGCTACGCCATTCCTGCAACCTATGCCGCATCTACAGACCCTGCGTATTTAAGCGCGCTCGGCGTAATTGGTGCCGGTTCGGCGGCGGCGAAAGCCGCGGCTAACCGCATGGCCATGCGCCGCGCAAGCGATGTGGCTGAAAATGTCCTTGCAGGGCGGCCGCCGCCCACCATAACTGGCAACGCCATGCGGGCGGCTGGTCGCGGTGCGGCGTACATTCCGCCTGTTGTGCTTGGCTCTGAAGCAGCGAATAATGCGTTCCTGACCGACGCATATGGTCGTACATACGAATATCCAGCAAGGTGACGTGCCGTGTTTGATGATCAAGCGATGAAGGTGCTGAGTGCAATCATGCAGTGGGTTGTTGCCCCTGTAGCGGCGTTCGTGTGGGTCATTTATCAGAAACAGCAGGGCCACAGCACTGCTATCGCTGTCCTTCAGGCGGAGACAACGGCCGCTCGACAGGCCCACGACCGCGAGATCAAGGAAATCCGTGAAACCAGCCGCGCCATCATGGCGAAGCTCGACAGCATCGAGGAGGCGCTGCGCAAATGAAAATCAACAAGGCAGGGCTTGATCTCATCAAGAGCTTCGAAGGCTTGCGGCTGGAAACGTACAAGTGCAGCGCGGACGTTGACACCATCGGGTATGGCCACACCTCGGCGGCCGGCGAACCGAAGGTCGTGCCAGGCATGAAGATAACGGCGAACGAAGCCGAGGCGATCCTCGCCCGTGATCTGGTCAAGTACGAGACGGCTGTCACCAAGGCGTTATCCGTAGTTCCAACCTCCAACCAGTTCGCTGCGATGGTTAGCCTTTGCTACAACATCGGCCCCGGCAACTTCGCCAGTTCGTCAGTCGTGCGCCGCCTAAACGAAGGCAACCCCAAGGCGGCGGCCGAAGCGTTTCTACTGTGGAACAAGGCGGGCGGTAAGGTGTTGGCGGGTTTGACCCGCCGACGCGAAGAAGAAAAAAAGCTGTTTTTAACCAAGTAGGAGGTATGAACATGAACAAAGATATGATTTGGGGCGTTGCCCGCGCTATTCTGGCGGCCGCAGGCGGCTACTTCGTCGGTTCTGGCGTGCTGGACCAGAGCATGGTCAACGATCTCATCGGCGCTGCCGGCGTGATCTTCGCCGCAGGTTGGTCAATCTGGGCCAAGAAGGCGGCTGCGTGAGTTGGCTTGAAATCGCCGTCGTCCTTGTCCTGTTGTTAGGGCTTGGCGGCGGCGCGTTTCTTGTTGCCCAGCGCCCGACCTTCTGGTTCGGGCTGGGCGTCGTCATGTTCAAGGCAACGTGGCCCTACCTGTCGCGGCGTATGACGCCGGAGCAGGAGAAGGCGATGCAAGACTGCCATCGTCGGGGCGGCGAATGGGATCACATTCGTAAACGCTGTAAGCGTTGACGATCAACTGAGCGTAGCCCGCGATGTCCCTCCAGTGGTCCACCTCATGCGGGTTGCCCGACAGGATGCGGCCGATCTTGCTGGCCAGCATCTCCAGCGTCTCGCGCTGCATGTCGTCCAAGTGTTTCCAGTTTTTGCCTCCGCGCATATCATCCTTCAGCGCCTGCGCCATTGAGGCGACATCGTCGTAAGAGCCGTGGGTCTTTTCGCGTTCGTTTATAACATCATTTACCATTGATCTTCTCCAGTATTTCCTTCCGTTCCCGTTGCGCCCGCAGCGTCGTGTACCGCTGATGGATACGGACGGCGTAGGTCGCGCGCTTGTAAACGTTCACCTCGTCGTCCAGCATCGCCTTCACCTGGTCCTCCGTCCGCATGGACAGCAGCACGTTCAGGTCGTGCCATGCACTCTTCATCCTTTTAGCTCCTCAAGGGCCACGTCAGAGATTGCCCGCTTGTCGGCAAGCGCGGCCCAAATGCGCTCGTCGATGGTCTTGTTGGTCAGCAGGACGTAGACCCACACGTCGCGCTCTTGTCCGCTGCGGTGCAGACGGCCAACGACCTGCTCGTAGAGTTCCAGCGACCACGGCAGCGACAGGAACACCATGCGGCAGCCGCCGTGCTGGAGGTTCAGGCCGTGCCCTGCCGACTTAGGGTGCACTGCCAACAACGGTATCTTGCCCTTGTTCCAGCGCTCGATCACGTCCGGGCCGTCGTCCAGCGTCCACAGCGTGCCGGGATAGCGACGCTTCAGTTCTGCCAACTCCTCGACGAAGTTGTAGACGATCAGGGTGTTGGCCCGCTGGTTGCCTTCCAGCACCTCGTCAAGCAAGTCGAAGCGATGCGTCGAGAACCAGTGCGGGGCCTTGACCGTCTTGAACTGACCGGGGCTGTCAGACGCGATGGTCTGGCTGTCGTAGACCCAGCCGCCCGCCATTTGCTGGAGCTTGGTCGTGACGGCCGCGGCCGACAGCGCGGTGATGTCCTGCCACATGAACTCGCGCTTCATCTTGTCGTATGGCTCACGGTCGGGCATGTCGCAGCGCATCTCGACCACATGGCAGGGCGGCAGCTTGTCCTTGTAGACGCCAGGCTCAAGGACGTAGGTGGCAGGGCGGATGCGGGTCATGACCTGCTCCAGCGCGCCCTTACGCGGCATCCACTCGCCAAAGTCGCGGTTGATGCAGACGAAGTACTGCTGCATGAAGGCCCCCTTGGTGCGGCCCAGCAGCGCCTCGTCCACCACCTTGCACTGGCCGAACACGTCCTCAAGGCCGTTCGATGTGAACGAGCCGGTCAGGCCCCAGCGCACCGGGAAGCGGTCGAGCACCTTGAGGAGCGCCTTGAACCGCTTGCCGGACGGGTTCTTGAGCCGGGTCAGTTCGTCGAACACGATCCCGTCGAACTGGACGTCAGGCAGCTTGTCAAGGTTGTCGTAGTTGAACACGACGATGTCCGTGGCGGCCTCGAAGGCCGCGCGGCGTTGGGCTGGCGTGCCGATGGCGACCGACATCGTCAGGCTGGGCGCCCACTTCTTGATCTCGACCGGCCAGACGTCCGTACAGACCCGCTTTGGAGCGACGACCAGCCAGCGCTTGGCGTGGTCGTCCCGCTTCATCTCGGCCATGGCCGTCAGCGTGATGGCGGTCTTGCCGGCACCGACCGGGGCGAGGATCATGGCGCGGTCGCGCTCGTACAGGAACGTCACGGCGTCGTTCTGGTATGGCCTAAGCGTGAGGCCCATTCATCTATCTCCGTTTTTGTCCATAGTGTCGTGTAGTTTTGTCTCAGTTCCTTCATGCGGGCCGCGAACAGCTTCTGCAACGGCGACAGCCGTCCGGTCGGGGCTTTCAGTTCCACGAACCAGACTGATCCGTCAGGCAGACACGCGATGCGGTCGCTGACGCCGCGGTGGTTGCGCGAACTGAACTTGTAGGCCGTTCCGCCCATGCGCTCGACCGTCCAGACGAAATACTGCTCGATATGACTTTCGCGGCTCATGTGCATCACCTACCAAACAATCATTGACAGGTCAACAAACATTCTGTAGTGTCCGGGCAAATCACAGGAGACGACATGGCAGCACACTCAAATATCACCGCAGAACGTCTTCGTGACGTTTTAGAATACGACTTGATAACGGGCAATTTTACGTGGAAAGTCCGCACCGGTCCGCGCGGCAAACCGGGAGCCTCCGCAGGCACGTTAAATACGCGCGGATATTACGAAATATCGGTAGACGGTCGGAAGTATGTCAGCCACCGTTTAGCTTGGCTGTACGTAAACGGCAAATGGCCAAAAGGTGAAATAGATCACGTTAATGGTTGCCGCGATGATAACAGATGGTCAAACTTGCGTGATGTAAGCCGCGCGCTTAACACGCAAAACAGACGGTCGGCATCAGCGAATAATTCAAACGGGCTGTTAGGCGTAAGTCGGCACGGCCCGCGTTGGCGTGCTCGCATACAGGTAGATGGTGTTGTGCACCGTTTGGGCACGTATGATAGCCCGATGGCAGCGCACGGCGCGTATCTAATAGCTAAACGGCGGCTTCATGTTGCTTGTGAAATTTAAAGGGGCAAAACGCTATGGCTGCGCATTCTAACATTGTTGGTGGGTCTACTGCTCGCAGGGTTATAAACTGCCCCGGCAGCGTGGCGCTGGTCCAGAAGATGCCGCCCAAGCCGTCCAGCAAGTACGCCGACGAAGGCACGCTGCTGCACCACGTCATCGCTGCGGTGCTGGAGA